AGTAAGAACATCACTGCGCTTGGTGAACTATCTAACGCATTAGTCTCTACTGTATCCGAGGTAAACAGTCTTGACCATGAAGAAGAGAAGATTGCTATTAGTAAAGATAAAAACAATATCCGTAGAGCAGAACTAGATGGAGGTTCTATAGACGCACCTACTAATAGGGAAGGTATTGTTGCTATAGGTACTGGTTCTGATATACTCAATTTATTGGATGGTGGAGTTGACCCTACGGAAGAATCCAATGCCTAAATTTAAAGAGTATCTCGAAGAAAGTGACAAGTATTATGTTCATATGACTTACCTTAAAGGTACTGATAGGACAGACATAAAGTTAATTGAAGAGAAACTCACTGATACTTTTATGCAGTTACAGTTTGAGCAAGCACCTCGAAGAACTAATATAGTTAATTCATATAAGACCCCTCTTACTAAAGATAAGTTTTACTATACTTTGGTATTTGATGTAACACACTCAGGTGCTATAGTTAAGACTCCAAGGAAAAGAGATACTATCGTTCAGACTTCGGATTCCCCAAAGGAAATGTCGTGAAGTTTAAACAATATCTCAATGAGTTTAAGAAAGAAACAAAAAGTTATGCATTTGATGTAGACGATACATTAGTTACTACTGATTCAAAAGTGCATGTTTTTAAAGGTGATGAGAAAGTTAAATCCCTTTCCCCTCAAGATTTCAATGAGTATAAATTAGGTAAGGGAGAAAACTTCAATTTTGATGACTTTTCTTCTAATGATATAATCGTAAAGACTGGAAAGAAAACATCATTCTGGTCAGTTGCTCAGAATATAAATGATGCAATTAAAAATGGTAAGAGTAATTCAGTTCTGTATATTATCACTGCAAGACCAACTGAAGCAAAGAAAGGGTTATATGATTTTCTTGTAAATCAAGGATTAAGTGAACTAAAATTGAAAAATGTATTTACTGTTGGAGATAAAGGAACTCCAGTATCGAGTCTAAAAAAGATGGTATTGAAGAATTTGAAGAAGAAACACACAGAGGTTACTTTCTTTGACGATGATACAAAAAATATTGAACTTGCTAAAGAATTAAAAACTATCAAAGCAAGGAAAGTTAAAATATAAATATAGGTAAATGGGGATAATGATATGCATGGTGATTTTGTAAAACTTGTCGAAGAGACACTCAATGAAAAGCACAATAAGGGTTTCCTATTGTCTTTCGAAGAGTTCGATGACTACTTGATTAACAGAAAGGAAGACCGCAAAGCATCATATGACCAAGATTGGGACGCAGAAGTAACTGAACCTACTGATGCAGAAAAGAAGTCACAAGTAAAATACAACAAGTGGATGGATGCAGTCTCAGGAAAGATTGGCAAGATGCAAGGCAAAGGTGATATGTTTGAGAAGTTTCTCCATGCTTTCCACAAGTGGCCTGGCAGAGATTACTACTGGGAAGTTAATTTTGACAACGGAACAAATAAGAAAGTCAAAAAGGACGCAATGAGACTCAGAGCAGAAAAGAAAAGATCAAAAGAATGGTATGATCAATATACCAAAGGTAAAAAACTATCCGATAGTTGGTACTAATAGGAGAATAAAATGCACGGAGATTATGTAGAATTACTTAAAAAATGTGAAAGTCAAACACTCACACCTGAATCAGAATCAAAAATTTTAGCAGAGGTTTACAGAAATGTAGACAAGAATGGTGGTGTTATTGAATTTGATCACATTGCCGTGACTCTTGGTGTCCCTTCGGATTTGGTAAAGCAAGTCATTTATAGAAACAAAGGTAGCATTCAAAACGCAATAGCAAATCACCCTACATATACTCAAACTGCAATGGGTGCGTTTAATAAAGAAATTCATAACTCTCACAGTGGACCTACTGATAGTTCCAATGCTGATGGGGGAGGACTATAATGGAAAACTTTGAAAACGAACTAGAAGAAATCTTCGAAGCAGAAATGAAATTCACCACTCGTACTGCGAAAGCATTAGGTGTTGGTACTGAAGGACTTAATCACTTGCAGAAGGGATTGGTTAAGGTTATCGAGGCAGACGATGAAGAGTTGTTTGCTGAACTAAAGAGAATGCCTAAAGATAGAAGAAACATTGTTCTTAATGTATATAAAAAGATACTTAGTGGTGAAGTAGACTTACTACCATTCATCCTTTTCCTTAAAAAGCAAAAGAACGAAGCAAAAGCAAAAGCAGGCAAATAGGTTATAAATACCTACGATATGAGTAGGTTCAAAAAATTTATAACTGAGAGCAGAACGAAACAAATTTCTGAGGATGAAGTTCGTTTTCTAATTAAGAAACACTGCAAGCAGTTCAGACCACACAAGATGATATTCCGTGGTCTAAAAGATAGATTCGATTATGGTTTTATTGACCCGAAGAAAGGTAGAACTATATACACAGAAAGTACAAGTTACTATTCATTCCTTGTAGACTGGTTTTGGAAGAAATTTCCAAGTAGAGAAAAGGCAGTTATTGGAACCCCCGATAAAAAGATAGCATCCAACTTCGGAAGCAACCTATATGCATTGATACCTTATGACGATGCACACTTTGGTGTATGTCCCGATGATGACTTTTGGAATGCCTTCCCTTATTTGTTTAAGAATCTAGGAATTAGTGATATGCTAGAGTTTGATAATGTATTAGGTGATTTGATGGGAAAGAAAGGTTTAACTAGACCCAAATTTTTCCCTTTGCTGAAAGAGACTGCAAAGAAATGGGATGATAAAGAGAAACTAAAGCAGGGTATAGAGAAAGCACCCAAAGGGTTTAAGTATAAAGACTGGATGCAGTATTTCTATGATAGCAAACAAGGGTTTATCGAAACATTGAAGGATTTACTGGACCCCCAAAAGAATGGTTTTATACAAGATAGATACAGAAATCTAAATCCTAGAATATTTAGAACAGACCATGAACTATGGACAAACAGTAAGTGTCTATTGATACATGAGAGCAAATTGAATGACTTTTTCAATATGGATTTACAAGAGCAAATGCTCAAAGATACCCAAAGAAGGGAAAAGTCCAACAAACTTATAGGTGAAAGAAGATTGAAAAATGTAGAGAATCACTTCAAGGATAAACCTATGGATGAATATACCAAACAACGCATTCAACAGACAAAGCAAGGACTTACTGATAAATATAGCGATTTGCAGGAAGGAGATTATTATAAATATAAGTAAATCGTAACAAAAGAGGTAACCCATGAATAAAGATGTCCTAGAAACATTAAATAACGGTCTTAATGAGGTATTCAAATTAGATACTAAGAACACTCTTACCGAAATGAAGGCAGACCAAGAACATAAAGACCTAGCAGTTAAGGCATTGAAGGACACTGGTGCTACTAAGAAACAAATGCAGGACCACTATAAGAAATACAAAGACGCAGATTTTTCTGATATGAGATGGGTATTTGACATTTATTATTTCTATATCCATAAACCATTGGATAAAGAATTTCCATCGGCAAAACTCAATGATACACAACGAGGCACATTGACAAGTTGGGCAATCAAAGAAGTTTTTGGAATGAATGTAAAACCTAAGAAGTAAAGTATGCCAGTAAATTATGACGAAAAAGGGCAACGCATAATCAAGCCCAATGTTCAACACGCATTTACAAAAGAACAATTAGACCACTATGTTGCGTGTGCTAAATCTGTTGAATACTTTGCATTAAATGCAGTAAAGGTTTTTACTGTTGAGAAGGGGATTACACGCATGGAGATGCGTTCTTATCAGATAAAGATGATGAACTCCTTTGAGCAAAACAAAAGGTCAATCATCCTTGCTCCAAGACAGTGTGGAAAGTCAATGACCACTGGTATTTATGCATTACATAAGGCATTATATGCTCCACCAAAGAAACCAGTAAAGATTTACATTCTATCCAATAAAGAGAAGTCAGCAAAAGAGTTCCTTGATAAAATCAAGGTTACATATGAAGACCTTGACCCATACTTGAAGAAAGGTGTGGAGAAATGGAATGAGAAGTCGGTCAAGTTTGAAGATGGTAGTGAAATCATTATCGGTGCTACAACTACTGACTCTATTCGTGGTTCTACAGTATCATTGCTTATACTTGATGAGTTTGCCCATGTTCCACCGCATATTGCGGAAGAGTTCTATGAAGCAGCCGAACCAGTAGTTTCGACAGGTGGGGAAATGGTTATCATTTCTACTCCCAAAGGTACAACTGGAGAGTTTTACAAGATATACAAGAATGCTGAAAAGGGCATAGGTGAGTTTAAGAATATCAAGGTAGAATGGGATGAAGTCCCAGGTCGTGACGAAGAATTTAAGGCAAAGAAAATAAAAGACCGAGGACTTGTATCATTCATGCAAGAGTATGCTTGCTCATTCATCGGTTCATCCATTACTCTTATCGAGGGTAGTCATCTTGAAAGAATGAGAGAAACCCTTCCTAATACTGGTCCAATATTATCAAGACCAGAAATAGATTACTATGAAAAATGTTTCAGCAATCACATTTATGTTTTCTCAGTTGATGTTGCGAAGGGTGTTGGAGGTGACTATAGTGTAATTCAAGTTATGGATATTAGCAATCCTAATCTATTCAAACAAGTTGCAGTATTCTCTGATAACTTCATCGACCCATTCCAGTTGACTATAAAACTAATGGAAATGGCAAAACAATGGAATAACCCTTATATTATCGTAGAAACCAACGCATATGGTGAAGAAGTCGTTAGAAGACTCTGGAATGATTATGAGTATGAAAATTTATTCTATGAGAGAAGAAAGGGAAGAAAAGGTCATGGAGTATTTGCTGATAGAAGAACAAAGGCAATCGGAACCACTATGTTCAAGAAACATATCGAAAATAAACAAATTCAAATTCTGGATGAAAGAACTTTGAAAGAAATGGAAGGTTTTGTTGAACTTCGTCCAGATGTATATGGGTGTGAACAGGGTGATAATAGTCACGATGACAGAGTAATGTCGTTGGTGTGGTTTAGTTATTTCATGGAGTCTCCCTACTGGCAGGATTTGGAATATTATGTCAGAGGTTCAGAAAATATAAATAATAATGTATCAGAGAATATTAGAGACGAGGAAGTATTTGATCCAGTTATACCCATGGAAAAACAGACAGAGAAACAAAGAGATGTTGATGGGTTTGTCTGGAACGAATATTGAGAAAAACATAATAATCAGGCATTAAACAGAATTTTATAAATATAAGTAAAACAATTTAAATAAGGAGTTGTACGATGGCAAATTTAGCACCAGGAGTTGAAGTTTTTGAGAGGAGTTTCTCTCAAAGGTTGGAAGTCACAAACCAAGCAACATTTGCGACTTTGGGTTTGTTTAGAAAAGGTCCAGTGAACGAAAGGATTACTCTTAACAATGTCGAGGACCTGAACGCTGTGTTTGGAACTCCAGATGATGTTACATATCCATTCTACTTCCCTGTCGCAAAAATCCTTGATACCGCACCAGTTCATTTGGTTCGTATCGAAGAAAGTACAATTAACTGTGCAGGTTTAACTGTCGGTATCTCTGGTGGTGTGACTAACGCATGGGCAACTCCAGTGCAAGTTCTAGCATACCCACTATCGTACCAAACTCTTTTCCAACCAGATGATGACCTTGTAACACAAATCGAGTTCACTGGTGGTGAAACTGAAACAATTACTTTCTGTGCAGTCGGACCTGGACCTGCATATGAGGCAGTATCTATCGTTATCGTAAACAACACTGACTATCCAATCCTTCAAGACTTGAGAACTGAACTTGCTGATGCTATTACGCCTGCTGAAAAGCAAGCAATCGGTCAAGCAGCTTATAACTTGGCATTGTCTGGTTCTGGTGGAATGGCATTATCTCTTGCAGATGATTTGATTGACCCAAGTGATTCTTACAGTGTAAATGATAACCTTCTTGAAACATACCTTGCTTTCGATAATGGTCCTTCAAACGACAGTGAGTTCGTCTTGCATGAGTTTGAAGCAAGTGCATTGATTAACTCTTACTTAGTGTCTACTGACCCAGAAAGTAAAGACCAGTTTGCTAAGTCAAACTTCGTAAACAAAGTCGTTAGAGAACTATCTGCAAACATCCGTGTGTTTGTATCTACTTCTAAACTAACCGCTGGTAATGTTACTCCTCAATCTATCGGTAAGACTGCTCTTGCAGGTGCTGACGCATTGAGTGAAGACTTGAATGGTTTGACTGATGAAATCTACTTAAATCTTAATGATAATTTCACTTCTAAAGAAGATATTCTTTTCTCTGCATTCGTTGACATTGACTTCGACTTGCCAGTTAAGCAAAGAATGGACGAGATTGCAAACACTCGTAAGGATTGTATTGCTCTCTTGAATGTTCCTTCTGATAGAATGATTAACCTTGTAACTGAGCAAAAAACAAGACAAACTACTACTTTGGTCAAAGACTGGGTAGCAGATGACTTGAACATTAACTCATCTTACTCTGCAATCTACGCACAGTATTTCCAAGTATACGACCCATTTGCTGACGAAAACAGATGGATTCCTTGTACTGGACATGTTGCTGAAAGAATGGCATTTACATTCAATAACTTCGAACCTTGGTTTGCATTTGCAGGTCTTGAAAGAGGTATTGTTTCTGGTGTCCTTAAAGTTGCTTACAACCCAACTGATGCACAAAGAAAAGTTCTTTACCCTAACAGAATCAACCCAATCGTTGATTTCCGTGGTGAAGGTATCGTTATCTTCGGTCAAAAGACTTTGCAATCATTTGCATCTTCAACTGACAGAATCAATGTTCGTAACCTTTTCATCCACATTGGTAGAGAGGTTGCAACTTTCTCAAGAGTAATCTTGTTCCAACCAAATGATGACCTTACAAGAAACCTTTGGTTGTCTCAGGTTCAACCGTTTATGGCAAGTATCCAAGCAAGAAGAGGTGTATTCGACTTCAGACTTATCTGTGATACTTCAAACAACCCAGAAACAGTTGTAGCAAGAAACGAGTTTGTGGCATTTATTATGGTTAAACCAACCACGACTGCTGAGTTTATTAAGATTGTTATTGCTGATGTTGGTGGTAACTTGAGTTTCGATGAAGTATTGGGTGGTGTTCAAGTATAATTTGGATAACTAAGTAACAAGTATAAATAATATTATAGGAAACAAATAGGAGACAGTTATGGCACAAAGAAATTACAATCTAAAACAATTTAGAACAGGACTTACCAGTGTTGCTCGTAGTCAATACTTTTATGTGGACATGGGTGATACCATTGGTGATAGTACCGCTACTACTGCTTTGGCAAGATCTACAACTCTACCTGCCATCACTCATGGTGTTATTGATGTGCCTTTCCGTGGTTTGAATATGAGAATCACTGATAGACCAGAGTTCCCAGAATGGACTGTTACCTATCTTTGTACTGAGGACCATAACCTTCGTAACTCTCACATTGCTTGGATGAATAAACAATACAATGTAACTGGTTTGGAAAACAGAATCCACTCTAACTACAAAGTAGATGATGTTAAATTGTTCCATTTAACTTCCACTCATACTGATGCTTTCGGGTACAGGTTCTACGGAATGTTCCCATCGGCAGTTGGTGAAATGTCAGTTGCTCAAGAAGGTGGTGAGGTTCTTCAATTTGATGTAACTTATTCTTATGACTTCTTTTTGACTGCACCAGGTGAGGGAGTCAATGGTCTTGCAGGTATTGATTTTGCAGACCAAGCAAGTGGTATCGCATCTGCAATAGACTCTGGATTGGAAGCATTCAAAGGTTTTATCAAGAAAGCATCTGATATTCTTGGATAAAATTTAAGTTTCAGTATACCCGAAAAGGGGGTCGCTCTTATAAATAATAGAGTGACCCCCTTTTCTATTTAATGGAATTAAAGTATGGCATCCCCTACAACTAATGCAAGTAATATACAACAGTTTAGACTTCAAACTGGTAATTTTGCATATGCAAAAGTATTCGCATTGTCTATCCCAGACTTTAAGGGATTTGGAGGAGACGCTCATCCCCATGCTCAAAGAGACACTCAGGGTGTAGCATCGAAACTAAACGCATATGCTCGTTCATTCGCATTGCCAGGTGCGGTAATGAATCCTAAACAAGTTATAATTCAACATGGGTTGCCTCCTATTAACATCTCGGATAGCGTCACTTTTGCTCCTTGGACAGTAACATTTATTGATGAAGAGGCTTTAACTATTAGAAAGTTTTTTGAGACATGGATGGGTGCATCGAGGTTATGGAATGACCATTCATATGCAACCCCAGTCCGTTATAAGGCAAATGGTGCAGTTGCTTCAGTATTAGATATGGAGGGTAACCCTGTACATTCTTATCACTTTTTTGGAATGTTTCCAACTGATATATCTCCTATTACGGTTGGTCAAGACAACAACAACCTTATTGAGTTTTCGGTAACTTTTTATTATGACTTTTATAGATTTAAACCATATACTGAACCTAACCCAGTCAAGGCATCGGAATTACCTAAAGATTCGGAAAAAAATGCACGATATGTTAAAGATCAAAAGTTTAGTGCAGAGGGAAGTATCTCTCCTATTTTAAACGCAGGATCCACTCTAAAGGATACCACACTGGACGCTACTGGAAGTGGAAGCATAAACCTACCTAACGCTGGATTATAGTAATAATGCCGATAAATTCTTTAAAAGATATAAATGTAAAGCAAGAGGCAAAAAAAGAAACTCTTTCTACATCTACCATAACTGAAGGATATGGAAGTGCGTGTACTTTTGTAACAGATCAATTTTTGTCTATGTTACAACAAGCAATAGTTATGTTGCAAAATATAATAGATACATTGGATGGTGCTAAAAAAAATATTGATGATACATACCAAGCCCTTCCAGAGTTTCCTAAACTTCCAGAGTTTCCTAAATTTCCAGATTTAGATTTCCCAGGTATGGGTAAACTAAAATGTCCTTTGGCACAATGTCTAGGGTTCCCAACATTACCTAAACTAGATTTCTCTGGAGGTTTTCCAGATTTGTCGGGAGCAGGTTCGGAGTTACTTGGAAATGTAAATGAATTTGTTGGTGCATTTGATGGTTTGGGTAGTGCTTTTGGTCAAACTATCGGAAGGTCAGCAAAGATAATAGGACAGAATGCCCTTAAAGCACTCAAAAACACCCCTCAGTCCATTTTAAACGATTTAGTTGATGGATTGACCTTTGCTATTGCTGAGATAGCAGATGGGACATTTTTAGACCGCATGGACGAAATGATAGATTGTATGATTTGTGCTGATCCTAGTTATGCAAAACATCCCAAAGTAGTGGAATATTTAGAATTAAGATCGAAGTATTCAGAAAAGAATGGTGGACCTCAAGATTTGAATAAACTTGATATACTAGATGGTCCTCTTGGAGAAA